AGTTCTCTAGATGGTCAATGCGGTATTGCATACCAACCAACTGGTCTAGTGGCCCTTGTGCCCATAGGTTGTCAGTACGTAATCTCCAACCGCAATGGTACATAGGCTTGCTACCAGTCCACATAGGATTAGGTTGTTTACGTAAAACCCATTTACGGTCGATAATTGTCACTAACTGGTTGCGTAAAAGCGACTTTGTATCTGGATCATAAATGTCACCCCAGAACTCTAGCAACTCAACCATGTCACTTTCTAGGTATTCATCAGCACTACCAAAGCCATCAATAGCCATGTTCAACTCTTTCTTGAACTCTGGATCATCACGATAGTTTTGACGGAACTGTAGTGCCTTATCTAGCACACCCTTGCTATAGTTAAGTGCTGGCTTAGTTTCAATGTCAGTCATTAGGTCGCCAAGAGACTTAAGCATACGGCGAACAACAGGTGTCTTGTCGAATGTCTCAGCTAGCGGGTTAAACACAATGTCTGTAGGATTGATACGATAGGCTTTAGGGCCAATATAACGAGTAACAACATTACCAGTTTCATCACTAATAGTATCACGAACGTAGTCGTAAGTAGCAACCACGTTACCAAAGTCAATGTAGTCATAGACAAGTTGAGATACAAGAAGTTGAAAGTTAGAAGCTTTTAGCTTCTGTTTCATGTAGTTAGTAATGGCGTAACGCTTTTTAGTTAACTCAACAGCCTTATCTGTAGCTTCCCAGAAAAACCAATTCTCAGAAGGAAACAATGCAGCCATGTAGTTAGCGTGCAAGTTATCCCGAATCTGAGTTAGCTTAGGTGTTACAGTGGAGTTTTTCCACGGCAACTTACTGTTACTAGTTTTACGTGTATCAGTAGCAAACAAGTAGTTACGTAACTCTTGTTGGTCTGATTTCCACACAGCACGGGATGTATCCCATCGAACCCACATATCAGCAATTTTATTTGCTAGTGCATCGTCATCAAAACTTACTTGTACGTTTTCGTTCATATTGTCCTCTTAGTAGGCTACGCCGCCAAATTTAGAATTAAATGCAATGATATTTGATTTTCTACCCCATGTCCTACTAGAGACAGGGGACTTACAAATCTCAACACAAGCGGCAAAAGCATCTTTAACGTCATCATGCTCAGGGTTGTTCATAATTAGTTCCTCTTCTAACACCTGACAGTTACCACCTTTGTAGTGCCAAATCTGGTTGTTTGTATAACGAGGTTCTAAGATAGAAGCAATGCGTTCTGCTTTGTTCATTGTCCTAGGTGGGTTGTATTCATCAATTGTAAACACAATGTTTTGACTACGCATGTAGTCTCTAAACTGACTTACAATGAGTCGCTGTGCAGCTACCACTTCACAACGCATCTTTTTAAATCGCCACTTTCTAAACACTGCTTCAGCCCTGTCATACATGACTGAAATCTTATTTGTTTTAAACCTATCAATGTCAAGTACGTAGTAGTTGTTATCTTCATCAACACCTACCACAGCAATAACAGTGTAGTCTGAGTGGTTACTAACTGTGTAAGCGAAGTCCATAGCTGCATACACATGTAGAAGTTTATCACCAAAATACCAAGCCCCACTAAAGTTCTCAATTTTATCCTTCTCATAATAGTTAAATCTACTACGATCAATAAGCTGTGTTTCAACAGCATTAGGATTATTATAGTATTGGGCATAAAACTGTGTAATGTCCAAATACTTTGCTTTTTTACGGGCTAACTCTCGTTGATCGAATCCGAATGTCTTACCATCAGTACGCCGTTGTTTAGGCCATAGAAACTCACCGTTAGTCTCTACAACACGTTCAAACGTTTCGTACACTTCATTCTCAATCTCTTCATCTGTGACTTCATCGTAATAAGTCTCACTCATTTCCATCATGTCTTTATACAAGTCACCGGGATGATAACGAGTACCGACAGCCCATTCTCTAGCACCTGTAGATTCAATGGACGATAGTTGTGAATAAAACGCACGTACTTGGTCACGACCAATTTGTGAGTAGGCATTATCTGGTACTACTACGTCATCCAGCACAGCTACAGAGCAATGTAGACCAGTAACGTTAGCAGTGATACCAGCAGCCTTAATGGTTGCATCACGAACACCCTCTGCTTTACGCTTAGGATGGTCTACACTGATTTCATCAGCAGCCCAACGCTCTCGTTTACCTTCCATATCGTTAACCATTTCAGGCCAATAGAAACGGTAAATGTCAGAAACTAGTATATCTTTAACAGCTTTTAACTGCTTTTCAGCCAAGTTAGCTGTAGCTGACACGTACAACACAGTGGCATCTGGATGTTTAGTGATGTGATGTGCTACACGATAGGCAATCATTGCACTCTTTTGGTGATCCCGAGGAAGAAGTACAAGTTGGTTATCCTTAGCATCTTGACGTTGCCACCAAGCACACAACTCCTCATGCACAGCCCCTAGTACACGGTGGGGTGCAACAAGACGAATGAACGTAAGCAAGTCTTCTTCTGCCGCTTGTTTTACTAGTTCTTTTTCTGTTAACATTTCCACTTTCTAAGTGCCAAAGCTTTACGAGTAGGGCTACCATCAGGCTTCTTCATTGGGCCTTTAACACCCTCCATACGGGCACAAAACGATTTCTTACGTGGGCCACCTTCTGGTTGAGGAGCTTTAAGGTTGCTACCAGTCTTAGAATTATAGTAAGCTCGACCTTTAGCGTTAAGTCCACCTTCAGGATTCTTATGTTCTTTGCGTAATGACACGCCTTTTTTCTTAGCCATTACTTGCCTTTCTTTGCAGTTTTTGCAGACTTCTTAAAGTCTTTAGCACTAGGTGCACCTTTTGCACCAACTGAACGCATCTTCTCACCACTGCCTTCTTTAATGCGTTTACGTTTAGCATGAATGTTTGCATATAATCCTGCTTTCATTTCATACTCCCGTTCTTAGTGCGTGAAAAACTACGGTTACTAGACTTAGATACAGCACGTAAATTACCTCGACTAGTACCACCACCTTTACTTAGTGGTTTCTTGTGGTCTACATCTTTACCATCACCCTTACTTACAACACCTTCTTTTTCAAGTTGTCTACGAGCAGCATTGCGTTTAGCTCTATCTTTAACAACAGAAGGCTTACCATCGTAAGCTTGTTGTTTTTTATAATCGCGCTTACCATTTGTCATGTACGGCATATTAACTCTCCAACAACAGATATTCACCTGTTTCTAAAAGAATATCATCACCATTTTCTAATAACAAATTGTTAGCAAGTGCTGCGCCTACATCATTCCAAAATTGAACAATCATATCGTCAACAGCGCCTGTGTAACCAAATGACAAAAGATAAGCTTTCCACTTATCTTCAATTGCACCTGTAGTATATCCTCTAGCAGTGAGAAACTGATTTTCAGCATCACGTAGAGAATAAGTAGTAGCGCCGTTAGCCCTATAAAAGGATAGTTCCATATCCTCTTGTGTGCCTACATAACTAAGTCCACGCAACGCATTCCACTTAGCTTGTGTATTAATAGTCATTTACGACCTCCAATTACAATTCCTAAACGAGCCATATCACCAGCAATACGACTTGGTAAAGGGGGTAGCTCCACCTCTTCCTTTTTAGGGCGTCCTACGGCCTTTTTAACCCCTTCCTGAGCATATCCTTTATCAGCCAACCATTTAGCAGCAGCAGTGCCTCCGGGTTGTTTAGCATGACTCTTGATTTGCTGGATGGCTTCAGAGCGTAGTTTAATTTCTAACTCTGCTTGCCACTTGTCTATATGAGGTTTAATTAGTGCGTGATTACGTACTTCTAACCAATGTTCCCAATCACCCAATAACAATTGTGCAGGTTGATATTCAGATGGATCACGAGAATCTAGGAAAACATCTTTCCATTGTTGTAATGTATATACAGGTTTAAACTTAACATCAGGTCGAGCAAACTCTTTAAAGAGTTGTAAAATTACTCGTTTACCACTGCCATCAAGGAACTTGGTTCGGTCAACCATTGCACACTCCTAATCATACCTCTAGGTATTTGGTTACGTCTAGCTACTTCACCATTACAGGTAAACGCATCTGTTAAAATAAGACCCTCTGGGCCATCGTATAAAACAAAACCTACTTGAGTACACAACACAGGATTATAAATAAACTCCTCATCATGCTCTGTCCAAGCAGTTACGTCAAGCTCAGAAGCATCCTCCCATATGACGTAAACTGGTTTCATTTTTTAGCTTTGTTTT